CTGCTTCAGCGTCGGCGCAGCGTCGCCGGCCAACCAGGCTTCGAAGCGAGGGAAGCGCCGGTCCCAATCCTCGGGGGCGACGCCGGAGCGAGCGCGGGCCCACTCGAGCACGCTTGGTTGAACTTCGACCCGGACGCTCACGGCTGCGCACCTCCTCGGGATTCTCGGACTTCATCCGAGTGCCCTCCCTCGGGTGCGTCGAAACTGACGAACACGCTCCTGGTTTTGTCTTCCGGGAGTGCGCAATCGGGGCACAGCGTGAACCCGTCTGCTGGTGTCGGGCGCCACAACATGGGGCTCACCACCACTGTCCCGGTGTCGGTGGGGTATGGCACTGGCATGAGTTTGACGCGGGCGCCGCAGCGTGCATCCAAGGTAATGCGATGCTCACTCGGGATCGGGTCGTCGATCGCGTGCAGTGTGCGGGATGGTAGGGCTATCCCGGTGAGTGGCGCGTTGAACAGTAGGGACGCCACTGACGTCCCCACCACTGCCGAGATGTCTGGGTGTTCCGTGGGTTTCTTGGTCATCGATCCTCCAATGCGCATGGTCACATCAACCTCCTCGGCCTCGTCCTAGACCCTCACAACCCTGACCGACGAGTCGCGGGCCAAGACCCGCTCGACGATGCACTGCCGGTGACACTGCCGCTCGTCGTGCTCGAAGCAGAGCAGCGCGACCGTGTGGGCGCGTACCAGTTCCATCACGCGATCGAACGCCGGACCCGCACTGTTGTCGAGCCTGGCGAAGTACCGTCGACGGCCACGAGGAAGGTCGCCCGTGACGAACGGTTCGCGGTTGTCCTTGGGGTTGCCGAGGTCCCGCTCGTGGACGTAGCCGATCCCTCGTTTGTCGAGCGCCTCACGGAGTGCCGTTTCCGACAGGCCCCGCTTCCGACTGATCGGGTTCAGCCGAACATCGACGAGTACCTCCACGAGGTTCGCCTCGAGGATGTCGAGGAGTTCCTCGACCGACCGGCCCTCGTAGCCGATGCTCACGATCCCGGTGCGCATCACAGTGGGTACAGGCGGCCGTTGTGGGCTTCCCAGCCGGGCGGCGGGGTCGGGTGTGTCCACTGTGCTTTCCACAGCTTCGCGTCGGTGAAATCCGCACCGTCAACTGTCGCGTCCCGCAGATCGGCGCATGTGAGATCGGCGTCCCGCAGATCGCAACCGGAGAGATCGCTACGGTTGAGGTTCGCGGAGGTAAGCGCCGCGCCCCGAAGATCAGCGGCGGCGACCTCGCACCCCGACAGGTCCACGCCGGTGAGATCAGCCCCACGCAAATCCGCGCCGAACAACCTGCAGTCGTCGAACGTGGCCGCAACCAGGTCGACACCAGAGAGCACGGCGCACGTCAGGTTGACTTCGGTGAACGAGGCGTTCTCGCTGAACAGTGCGTGGCGCAGATCAGCATGGTGGAGGTTGGTTTTGTAGAGCACGGCGTCGCGCAGATCGGCATACTGCATGTGTGCGCCGACGAGGCTTGTGTGGTGCAGAACGGTGTAGCGCATGTCGGCGCCGGTCAGGTCCGTGTCCTGCATCCTGGCCCACGACAGGTTCGATCCGTTGAGCTGAGCTTCACGCATGTCCGCGCCCCTAAGGTCGGCGCTGGACAGGGTGCAGCGGTGGATGACCGCTCGGCGTAGGTCGGCGCACCCCAAATCCAGGTTCGGGAAGGACTCGTCCTGCAAGGTGATCCCGGCGAGGACCAGCGGGCCAGTGAAACCCCTGACACCCTGTTTCCACGCCGTGACGCCTTCCAAGACACACAGCGCGGAGACCGCGGTGGCCCTGTACCCTCGTGCAACTACTGGGCCGCGTCCCGCCAACACGGGCAGGATTCCCGCCCCCGAGACAGCGGCCAACACCACCTCGGTCGGCACATCCGCCGTGTCAAGCAAGCCAGTCACGCCCGCGCGCACCAAGGCCTCCCGGTCCTCGGGGGTGGTGTCGGGTGCGTCGTTGCCGCTTACCACGATCTTGCAGAGCAACGGATGCGCGCACTCCGGTTCGTCACTCCACGGTTCTTCTGCGATCCATGACAGCGCGGACACCGCGCACGCGGTGCCTTTCCGCGGTTCACCCACCCACCCCGCGATCAGCTCGAACCGTTTGAGCGCCTCCTCGACGCGATCGCGTGTGACCAGCCGCTCGACGTACCTGTCCACCGCTACACCTCCTCCGACGTGAAACAGACCGTGACACCCGCCTCGGACACCTCGACCGTGAACGCGTCGGCAAGCCGGTACGGTCCGGGCCGGTCGATCGCGGCCGCGACCGCGGCACGAAGCATCTCGATGTGCGCGGTGACGTCCGGTGCGTCAACGACACGATCAGCGTCGTCGACCATGCGGTCCGCCAACTCATAAGCGAGCCACCGTCGAATGTCGTCCCCGGTGGGGACAGTGTCGATCGGGTCGGTCGCCGACCATTTCTCGACCCGGTATTGACCGTGGCCGCGGTCCGCGAGCAGGTCGAGGGTTTCGTCGAGTGACGAGCACCATTCGAAACCGGGCTCGTCGATGCGCCACAGGTTCACCACGTCACCTCCGGAGTTCGCAGCGGATCGTGTCGTCCTGGTCGTCGCTGGAGAAGTCGCACCATTGGCGGATGAACTCCCGTGGGTGCGGGTTCATCGATCGCTCCTCAGCTGGAGCTCTGCTCGGATGCTGCGGGCTGCCGAAGCGTTCGCTGCCGGATCGAGCAGATCCGACGCTGAATCCGCCAGAAATTCCGCCAGGGAATCGGTTGAAGAAGGCAAAGGGGGGTTAGGGGGGTTATCTGTATCTGTATCTGTGTCTGTATCTGGGGCGTTCCGATCCCGTTTCGCGGAACGCGCGTGAAACGTTTCGCGAAACGTTTCATTGCCGTTCCATGCAACGTTGCGTGAAACGTCGATGTTCGAGCGTTGACGACGCGTTTGCACAGGCTCAACCGACTGGTTGTCCACACGTTGCTCGCGGTGCTTCCGCACCCGCAGCGACGAGAAATCCGAGTCGAACTGGCGTCGCTCCCAACCCGGAATCGACCAGGTCACAGCGTCGGACTCGATCAAACCGAGCCGGCACAGCGCCTCGAGGCCAGCGGTCACGCGCTTCCGAGGAAGCGCCGCAGCGTCCACGATGTCATCCACACTCAGCGGGATCGAGTCGGTCAACATCAACCGGCCCGGCACGGGCGATTTTCTCGCCAGCACGAGCACCACGACGAACAGCCACCGATGGTCCGGATCGAGCCGTGCTAAACGGCGATCATCGATGATCTCGACGTACAAACGGAGCCACGGGAACCTCATCGCGGCCTCGTTTCTCGGTCAAAACACACCGTGCAGAACGTTTCGTGGCCGTTCCGTGAAACGTTTCGTGGGTGTTCCACGAAACGTTTCATGGGTGTTGGGGTTGTCATGCGCTCATCCTCCTCGTGTCGATCCTCGACCGCTGTCGAGGTGTCAGCCCGCCCCACATGCCCTCCGGGATGCGCTCGACGACCGCCTCGATGAGGCAGTCCTCGATCACGGGGCAACGCGCACACACCACCCGAGGTGTCTCCCAGTCGACCGGTTTCGAGCGGCGGGGAAGCGGGAACCACAAGCTGGTGTTGTGACCACGGCACGCGGCCTGGTTACGCCAACCCGGTGTCGGTGTCGCCCGCCGCGGTGGATGGTCGATCAGCGTGCGCGGATCAACCAGTGCTTCGCAGGTCATGTCTGTCCTCCATCAATCTGCGCTGAACCCCGACCCAGGAGCGGGCCAGGAACTCCTTCGAGCGCCACGTGACGATGAAGTCCCATGGCAGCGCCACATCGACTGGTAGCTCATCCCACGTCCCTCCTGTGATTGCTCTCGCCTCGTCGAGTCCCACTCGTCGACGAGCGAGCGCGTCGAACAGGTCGACGGCACGCTCGTCGGCACGCGAGATCAGGGTGCAGAGCCGTGCCATCTGGTCGGTCCTGCCGACAACGTGGCGGACCTGGAGGTGACTGCAGTGACGCAGATGCGCCAGGATGAAAGCAGCCCGCCGCGCACCGCCTCCACATGGAGCCCACTGCATTGGTGTGCCCGGCAGCGGCTGAAACGGCTGCCAATGCAACGACAGGTTCCTCTTCCTCGAGCGGTTCGCGCGTTGCCTCGCGTCGATCTCGGCGACAACCGCCCCGAGCGCGGGGTAATCAATGATCCTCTCAGTCGGGAGCCCGGCAATGAGATGCCATGCGGCGCGACCAACAGATGAATCCTCGACCTGACCGAAGAAGCGGACCGTGTCATCGATCAACCGCTCGTCAGTGAGATAGCCCTTGCCGACTGCCCTGCGCAGCCGGTAGGACACGCCCTCGACACCGAAGGCGTAGCGCTTCTGACCGGGAATCGTCTGATCAGGGTTCTCCAGCAGCGAATCCAGACGGCCGGTCCAACCTGAATCGAAACCGCCGTGCTCGCGAAGCGCGGCTCTGATCTCGCTGATCCCCGAGTGAGACTCGGCGTCACCGGCCTGCAGGTGCACGAGCTTCGGTGACCGTCTGATCTCGGCAACCACCGCTTCCGCTGGGTTCTCTCGCAGTGGTGTGCGCCAACCAAGCGAGCAGAAGTGGCAGTTGTACCTGCAGCCTCTCGCGATCTCGATCCGCCGGCGGTTGTCCAGGTTGACGCTGATCTCGTGTCGCAGTGTCACTGTGATGTCACTCGCGACAGCTTGCGTGATCGGCGGCGCCGACGACGATGGGCCGTGGACGCTCGGCACCCACACCCCCTCGATGGCAGCAGCGGCACTCAAGAACCGCTCCGTGTTCCCGTGTGCGTCCCACAGCGCCAACAGCTGCGGCAGTGGATCTTCAGCGTCTCCGATCACGACAAGGTCGGCGATCGCGCCGAACGGCGCCGGATTGTGTGCGCCAGAGCCACCGAGCCACACCAGTGGCCACGACCCAACCGGTCGACGATCGGCGGACCGGATCGGCATCCGCCACTCGATGAATCGCTCACCGATGTGGACCGCGCAGCGCGAATCGAGAACCGAGATGAACACGGCGTCGAAGGCTGTGACCGGGTCGGCTGTTTCCTCCTCGGCAACGAGGTCCAGACCGTGCGGTCCTCCGATCGCTGCGACGATCGCCAACGGGAATACGAGGCCGTGCGGAACGCGCACACCCTCTTGCTGCTCGAGCATCCGCCACGCGTGGATGGATGACGCAAGTGCTCTCACCTTGCGACCTCGAGACGCGTCCACGGTGCGATGACCTCCGGGAGGATGCGAGCGAAGCCGCCGCTGCCGGGGTCACGTTGCGGTGCACGGAAATATGGCGGCCGGATCGGTGCGCGTGTGATGTCGCAGTCGGGAACGCCGAGGGACGGCGCGCACCGCGCAGGGATCGGTCGGCCGATCATCCCATCCCGCCAGATCACCTGCAGAGGATCCGGATCGCCGATGTCGATCACATCCCAGTCGAGGACGAGTCCCTCTCCCATCGACCGGTTCCGGCCGAGCTGACGAACGCCGCTGAGCACATCAGAGATCGCCGCCGGGTCACCAATAGCAACCCATTCCAGCGCGGCGCACACCGTTACCACTTCGGGTGTGCGCCACGCGCGGTAGCGGCCGATCTTGCCGTCCAGAGCGGATGTCGGGACTCGCACACCGAGATCGATGGCCTCCATTCCGTTGAACCGCTTGTGCCACCAGCGCACATCCTCGGCGGCGGCACCGACCGGTGCCGCGCACGACGCGAGATGCCACCATTGCGCTCCCGTGTCGATCCGCAGGTGCTTCCACCCCGATTTCTTGCAAACCACGATCGGGATGTTCTCGGCGTGATGATCAACGGCCGCGCCGTAGCGGACATCGAGCCGCTGGCGGCGCATCGCGGCGGCAAGCACAGCGTCGAGAGGCAACGGCCAATCGTGGTGCATGAGCACGCCTGACTGCAGACGTGCGATCACGCGCACTGTCCGGGACTCACTGATCAGCGGACCAACGAAGCCACGGAGCGCCCGACTCTTGGATGCAGTTGTCATGTGAGCCACGACAGCGCGTCGAGGATCCGGTCAGCGTGATCGCCGTGATGCGACCTCAGTTGCTGGTGCCACTCGGGTGCGAGCTCCGACCCATGGGTTGCGACCATCGAGGAGGTCTGCACCCACTGAGAACAGTCGAGCTGCAGGCGGCCGTGACCAGTCGACGACCGCCCACCGATGTGCGCACCAGCCGCGGCCCACGCATTCAAGGCTGCACGGAGCTGCGCGACGCAGAGATCGTCTGCTCCTTCGAGCGCCATCCACCAATGGAACCGGGTGCCCGCAGCGAGCGTCTCGACGCCGTAGCGCATCTGCTGTGCCGTGTCGCGTTCGATGTCGGACACCTCAGGTGTGCTGGCCGAGTTGGCACCAGTGGTGAGCACACCAGCGATGCGCTCGTTCAGCATTGGGCGCTTCGCGTCATCTCGACGGCTGAACTCCTCGAGCTGCAGCAGCTCCCAGATCGTCACCGGTCGAGCCGGGACGATGTCGCTTGGCACGATGTGCGCGGTTTCCACGCAGATCGGAATAAGCTTCCCGACTCGGAGCCGGCCTTCGATGATGCGCCCGCCACCAGACGCACCGAACAGATTCACGTGTGGCACAAGCCGGCGAAGCTCCGCGAGTTGCGTCGCTGTGAGCACCGAAGTCGATCCCGCCTTCGCAAGTTGCCCACCAGACCACAGCACGTCGAACATCTGCAGCGACAGTTCTGGCTGCCCGAGCATTTGCCAGGTCAGTTCGGCGGACATATCACGCAGGATGCCGCGCAATGAGTTCCCGGAGATCACCGGTATTTCGGCGATTGTGCCATCAGGTTGGACGATTTTCTCGCGGCGAAAAAACTGGGTTGTGCCTGCTGATTCGCCGCCATGCGAGATAGATGAGAGTGCTATAGCGGCGCCTTCGATACGGTGATCATTCATCGATGCTGTCCTCCGTTGCTGTGATGTGCGCTTCCTTGTGATGCTCGACGTTCACCCGTACCCGCAAGACAAGTAGATGGGAGCGATTTCTGAACGCGTCGAGGATTTCTCGGTCATGTCCGCAGCTAAGCAATTCCGCGAGCAGCAATCGGTCGGCTTTCGTGTGTGGTGGGCTGAGCTGCATCGACGTGGTCATGCGTTGCCACCAATCACCGAGAGACGGCCCGGCGTAGACCGCTGTTCGGGAACGGTCGGTCAGCGCGTCCCAGTAGCGCATGGCTTTCGGCCCGCCCCACACGTCCCAGTTGACGGAGCGGTGTGCCAATGTCAGCAGAATCTCAGCAGACCGGTCGATGTCATCGACCGGTGGTAGCGGCGAATCAGCGACAAAAGCCGCTGTGTCGAGTTTGGTCACTGGTTGTCCTCCTTTGGTTTGCGTGTCGCCCGCGCTGCCACCGCGAGACACGACGGTCTCGTGCGCCACGGATCCAACAGTGGCCACGCCGTGACCACGAATCGTTTGCGGTCCGCGTCGAGACGCGACAGCGTCGCCCACCGTGGAGAAGGTTCCGACAGAGCGGATTCGCTGAATCCGGCTGCCCGCAAGTCGAAGAACACCGCTAATCTGCGGACATTGTCGGCGTCCCAAACGATCGTGTCATCGTCGGTGCGGACACGACCCCATTCGGCAAACGGCAGCACATGTTTCTGCCGTGAAACCGGGATGATCACAGCGGAATCTTGATCCAATGGGACCGACAGGGCTCGCACCAGATCGTGTGGCTGAGCGGGATGCACGCACACCCCGGAGCGTGACACGATCGTCGGATACGTCCGAAAGGACCGATTTTTGTGTGCCCAAGCGCACGGCGAGCAGAACCCAGTCAGCACAACGTCCCGCCACTTGCAACAATCCCACGCCATGTAGTTGTCCGAGACGACCTGGTCGCACGGATGGACCTGGCCGGTCACGCCGCACATGACACAGGTGCCCCAGACGAGATCGGCCGGAGTGGTGACACCGCGACCGGGGCCAGGCACCACAGGCTCACCCATCGCGTCCCATACGACGCGGGCGACGGTCACGGCAGCGAGTCGGGCTGTCACCTGACGCTCCTCGAGAGCGCGTCACATGAGCGCCGCCACGACGCCATCGTGTCGAGGTCTTTCGATGCTCGGCTGTGATTCGGCAGGATCGTGACAACGAGCCCAACGGTTGCGACGATCAGCGCGACCACCATCAACCGAAGGCTGTGGTCGGCTGCGTCAGCGACACCAGAGATCATGACCGCTGCCACCGCGAGAGCGATCCCGAGAGCGTCACGTCTCATTGTCGACTCCTTTGATGACCCGCAGGAACTCCTCGGCTGTCCGCAGTCGACGCTGCAGAGCATCCAACGTCGTCTCGCACACCCGAAGGTCTCGGGCGAGACCTTCGGCGGTCCGCGACCATTCCCACGCCCGTGCTTCAGCGGCGGCCCTCGCTTCGCACGCCTCCGCGATGAGCGATCCGAGCCGCGCCCACGCGGCACCGGCGCCGACAGCGACACCGAGGATGAACAACACGACCCCGATCACAAGATCCCCATCTGCTCAGCGATTCCGGTGAGCCGATCCAGCTCGTCCCGCCACCGGACCGACCCGCCGGCAGACGCGACCGCGTGCAACCGGAGCCGTGCCTCGCGGCCGATCACCTCGTCAACGAACTCGCCGAACATCGCGGGGCAACGCTCGAAATACGCGTGGCAGGTGGCGCACAGGCAGACCGCGTTGTCGAGACATGTCCGAGTCACGCTGACCGACCTGGACACGATGTGCGCGCACTGCAGCGGGCAGCCCGCAGAGTGTGATCGTGGCCTGTCCGGGCAGGCGCACCGCCGGCCGCACCGCTGGCACGCGCCACGAGCACGCACGATCAGCGAATGCAACCGCGTCGCCCTACCCTTGGCGCCGGTGCCGTAGTCAACGGCCATCAGCCCGCCAGTCACGTCGAGGTGGGGCGGGCCGGTAGACGACCCTGCCAGCGTGGTCGACGTCCTCGAGGAGCGCTCCGCGTTCGACCGCGAATCGGAGCGGATCGACCAGGCGGAGCGCCTCGATGATCATCCTGTCTGGGTGTGGTTCCGGGGGGTTCCCACTCATCATCAGTCCTCCAGTGCGTCGAGAGCTGCGCGCACGAGATCAGGGTCAGTCACGTCGCTGAGCGATGACGGTGCACGCCGACCGGCCCGGCGGGCCGCCGCGACGGCCGCCTTGAGAGCACGCGCGCGTTTCGGTGACGTGTCCGCAGCGCTCAGGAGCCGGTCGAGCAGGTCGAGATTCTCGGTGCTCGTCTCGTGCGCATCACCACCGGGATCGCCGGTCGTGGCGGAACGCGGCGGGGTGGAGCCCGGTGGGGCCGGCGTCGTGCTCGCCTCGACACCAGCCCCACCGGGAAGCGGGGAGCACGGATCGGCAGCGCCGACCTCGCCCGAGGGGACAGGCCCCGAGGGGCCAGGCGAGGACTCCCCGAGATCCTCTCTCGACCACAGGTCCAGTGCGACACCGAACCGCATCGCGCCGTTGCGGATCGCGTCGCTGATCAGCTGCTTGTCCAGCTCGACGGCGTCAGCTGGCGCGACGCCGACGGCCGGTCGAGTGACACCAGCGACGGTGAGACGGATCCAGAGCTTCGCTTCGCCGCTTTCGACGCGGATCATCGGCCCGCCGTCGGCGGCGTACGCCATCGGCTCCCACCCCCAGTCCGGGTCGACTGTGAGCAGACGGTCAGTCACTGCTGCGTGACCGACGAAATCGAGGTGGACATGCGCGGGTGAGATGCTCACTCTGCAGACATCGCAACGCTGTCTGCGGTGCTGCTGGCAGCGTTTCTGGATGCAGTCCCGGCACGTCACCCGCGGGAGTTTCCCGATTTGGCTCGCAGGGAACGGTGCCCGCAGCGCGGCGGCCTGCTCAGGAGTCACTCGTCCTCCCCCCACGTGGACGGTGCGCCGCGGAGCGGTTCGATCCGCACCGCGATCCGTGAGCGTGTCTCGCGCTCGCGGTAGAGGTCGGGGTTGAGTCCGAGGCCCCGGATCCGGGGAGCGGACCACTTCGTGGAGGCCGGCAGACACGCGACCAGTTCATCGATGTCACCACCGACAGCTCTGATCACGTCCCGCGCGACCGCGGCGTGGTCCCATCGTTCCGACGCGGATGCCGATCTGGACACGATGATCTCGTGCGTGGAATCCCAGATCGGCATCGACCGGTCAACGGTCGCGGCGATCTCCGCGTCGATCGTCGCTCGCAACGCGGCGAGATCAGCGGCGAGGTCGCTGCACAGCTGGTGTGCGCGGGCGAGATCGTCGAGATCCAGGCGGGGGACCTCGAGGTCCGCGGCCGTCAGCAGCCCGCGGACCTGTTCCAGCTGGGCGAGCATCAGTCCTCGCTCTCGGTGTGACCGAAGCTGCGGAGGTGTTGCGCCGTGAGCGGTGAGTTCGGCTCGCCGAACGGGTCATCGGCTGGCACGACCGTCGGCCGCGGGATGAGCACACGCACCGGCGCCGACAGCGACATTGTCACGTCACCAGCAGAATGCAGGACGTGCACGCAACTGGTGGCGAGGTTGACCGTCACCGACGTGACCGTCTCGATCTTGTCGGGTCCGAAGAAGATCCGATCGCCACGGACGAGCTGCGCAGCAGCGATGGTGGCGGTGTCAGGGCCGATGATCTCGCGGACCGCGGCGATGATGCGGGGCCCGAGATCCTCCCAGACCGCGTCGGTGGCGAGCAGGCGCACCGTGCCGACGCACACGGCCCGCAGACTGGACCGGTGATCCGCGCGTACAGCGGTGTCGCGATCCGCGATGAGCGCAACTGCTGGTCCGTGCATGTGTTTCCCCTCTCCTTGTTGGGAGCTGGGCCGGGGCAAGGTGACGGCGGAGCCCGCCCCGGCCCAGCAAGTGGTCACGCAGCCGGAGGCTGGTCGTCGTCCGCGTGACCGGTGGTGGCGGTGGTGGTGGGTGAGCCGGCCCCGACGTGGGTGGAACAGGGAGTGCTGGCGCGTGGAAGCCCATCGGGGCCGGCTCGGGCTGTGGCTCGGGCTGTGGGGTGCGATCCGGGATCTGAGTCAGCGCACCATCGGCGCATCGCCTCCGGAGAAACGTCGACGAGGCCGGCGGTTGCGTCGGCCAGGTCCCGAGCGATCAGACGCCACGACCGGCCGTCAGCTCGGCGTCGGGCCACAAACGCCGTCAGCGACGACCCGGTCCGCGCTTCGACGACCGCCTCGACTGCCCGCCGCAACGGCGTCATGGATGACATGACCGCATTCTGATCCCGAATTTCGCAAGTGTCAACCATTTCGCCACCACTGGTGGCAACTTCTGTGTCGCTCTGTCATGCTGTTCGCATGGCTCTCACCGAAGCCGCGTCCGCCATGCGGCCATTCGACGTGCGTCGCAACATCGCTGCCGTCGTCAAGCTCTTGATGCGACTCCGCGACGAGTCACAACAGGAATTGGCACCAGCGATTCACATGAGCCCCTCATCACTCAGTCGGGCACTCAACGCGCAACGCGCATGGACCGACGAGGACCTCGCTCATCTCGCCAGCCACTTCGGTGTGTCACCGGCGACCTTCTTCCGGCCGGTCGAGGACCTCGAGGGCGAGCTGCTCGCCCCCGTTCAGAATTGGAAGATTCTGAACCAGCTCACCACCGTCGAGCACTTCGGGCAACTCGAGTTCGCCTTCAATGACCCCCCGCAGCTCGAGCTGGTGTGACCGCTCACATCAGCGTCACATCCTGCCGACAGACTCGACATGGGGGACGAATGGCGTGTGGTGGTGGAGGCCCATCTCTCTGATGCTCGAGCGAGGAACCTGCGGCCCAGCACCATCGAGCAGCGTCGACGTGCTCTGACCCGGCTGCGACGGTGGCTCGGGCGTGACCCGCTCACCGCCCGAGATGACGAGCTGGCCGAGTTCATCGCCCGCCCGACGCTGTCAGCTGAGGCACGAGCAACCGAGCTGAGCCATCTCCGCCAGTTCTTCCGATGGGCACTCAGATGGGGGTATCTGACGGTCGACCCGACGATCAACCTCGAGCGACCGCGGCTACCGAGACGTGTCCCGAGACCGATGTCCGAGGGCGACCTCGCCATGGCCCTCGACCTCGCACCGGAGCGGATCCGACCATGGCTGCTGTTGGCGGGCTGGGCGGGGCTGCGCTGCGCTGAGATCGCTCAGCTGCGCGCGGAGGACATCTTGTGGCACACAGACCCAGCGATCATCGTGATCACGGCAGGCAAGGGCGGGCACGCGGGCACGGTGCCGATGGGTCGGTGGCTCGCCGCCGAGCTGCACAGTTGTGGATTGCCACGGAAGGGATGGCTGTTCCCGCGGCGCGACGGTCAGGCTGGACATGTGCCGGCGCACCTCGTGAGTCAGCTGACCAACCGCTTCCTCCGCGAAATCGGGATCGACGCCACGATGCACATGCTCCGGCACCGGTTCGGCACCCAGGCCTACCGCGCGTCCGGTCGGGATCTGCGCTTGACACAGGAGCTGCTGCGTCATGCGAGCCCCGCATCGACGCAGCGCTACACCTGGGTCGATCCGGTCGAGGCGACGCTCACTGTCGACGCCCTCCCCGTGGTCTGACACCGACTGTCATTTTTTTGTTGACAGCCGGCTCTCAGTGTGTCATCATTCTGGTGACGCGACTGGCGGCTGCCCGAGGGGGCGGCCGGGAATCACGGAGGTGGCACGATGTTCGAGACACTCGAGACCATCGCCGGCCGAGATGGCCGGTTCGACGTGGTCGGCGTGACGCCGATCCAGGACAACATCACCCACCGCGTGGAGGGTGCGCTGATTTCGACCCCCGCCAGCCGCACCTGCCTGATGTGCGGCCAAGAACTGACCTTCCGTCCGCTGCGCGTCGAAGGCTACTTCGACCGCGACGAATCCCTGTGGGTCACGGCCACCTGGGATGCTGCCCACGGTTGCGGGCAATGGCCGCCGATCGCTTCGGTCGGCGTCCCACTCGATGCGTGCGACGACCCGGACCGCATCCGCGCCGCGCTCGACAGACTCGTCGACGAGCGGGACGCGCTCGCCATCGCCGACGCGGACGACGCGGACGACGAGGTGACCGTATGAGCGCGATTCGGTCTGAGGCTGAGCGCCAGCTCAGCGACGAGATCACCGATCGGCTGTGGCGGTTGCATGTGCTGGGCATCGCCGCAGCCGATCCACATGACCCGGTGGCAGCGTCACAAATCCGCGCCATTGCGGGCATGCTGGTCGCTCAGCTCGCCCAGGACGACGATGACCGGCTGGCAGCCCAAACGGCCATCGACGTGATGGCCGCGCTCTGGCCGCACGGCGATCCCGAGCAGATCGGACAGCCGACATGGTGGCGCACACCGCTCGGTCGGCTGATCGGTCGCTCGATCGGCAGCGACGACGAGGCAGTGTCGCTGTCGGTCGCCGCAGCGATGCTGGGTGTGTCCCGATCCGCGGTCTCGCATCTGCTGGCCCGAGGGCAGCTCGACCGCCATCCCGATGGTGGTGTGGTGCGGTCGAGCATCCTGCAGAGGCTCGAGCGCAGAGGACTTCGGGTCACGGGGTGGGATCCGAGATGCGGAGCATGACCCCAGCATGCTCCGCGCCACCGGACGCCACTGCCGTCCAAGGCGTCGTGTCGAGTGGGCCATAGGTGAGCGGCACGGACCGGCGAGCGATGACGGGGGCCGACCCGAGCGTCGTCAGGAGGTCGGCCGTAGCGAGCCCACCAGTCAGTACCCGGATCGCCGCCGCCGCCGAGGCGTGGAGCACACCGAGATACCGGCCCGGTGGGAGCAGGAGTGGCGAGCCGGGGGTGAAGGTCTTGACGCCGGTCGTGCCAGTGCTGATGTCACCCGAATCGGTCAGGATCGCGGCTGGCTGCCAATCCTCGTCGGCCGATGCGAGCCCGATCCTCGCGTTTCCTGCGGCGGCGGTGGTGACCTCGAAGAGCAGCTGGTCGACCTGCAGCGACGTGCCAACGAACAGCCGCCAGAAGTAGCGGACGCCAGCGCTGAGCGTGAGGGTCGTGGCAGAAGCGACGACGAACCCCGGCACACTGAGGTAGGTGGTGCCGCCCTGCTTTGAACGGCCGAACGGCACCAGGGCCTGCTTCTCTGAGTCGAGTTCGGCGAGCGCGGCCTGCACGTCCGTCGCGGCGAGACCACCGGTCGGGGTGACACTGATCGCCGCCGCCGCGTGAGCACCCGAAGAATCCGCCAAATGATCAGCGAGATCCGCCGCGAGCGCGTACCGGTATGTGGCAGGCAGCTCCGAGGTGGCAGGGATCAAATCCGCGATGTCCTGAGTCGACGGAGCCGCCGGAAGCGAGAAGACGAACGTCTCCTTTCGGGTTGTGAGATTCATCGTGCACCGGTACTGCACGTTTGCTGGTTGCAGGTCGGTTGTCGCGTAGAGCTGCGTACCAGCTGGGATCGCACCCGCGGCTGTCAACGTCACGGATTTCACGGCACGCGACACGATCAGATCGCCGCTGCTGTCGAACAGCGCATGCGTTGGCTGGAAGTGAATCGTGCCAGCCTCAGCTGTGCCGTCGGGTTTCTTCAGCGTGCCGGTGATCGTGACGAGCGTGGCCATGTCATCGTGTCATTCGTCGATTGGCGTGACTTTTGCTCTCGACCATAACGCGAACACGACCACGAGAATCGAGTTGACGAACGCGATCGTTGTCGCAGCCTGCTCGGCGGTTACACGGAGTCCCCACGCGACCGCACAAGCGAACGCTGCTTGAACGAGCGCGTGGATCATCGCTCTTGTCACAACAGGTTCGCGGCGGATCCGCTGTTTGAACGTTGGCATCGGCTGCTCCTTACAGGTTGAGGAGGCGGTTCACGGCCTGAGCTGTCGGGGAATCCCAGTCGTAGGGCGATGGTGGAGGTGGGTCCACGCCGGTGTCATCACGCATACATATCGAGCTTTCTTGCTCAGCTGCACGGTTCATGACGATCGCATTCGGCGGTAACGGCGGATCTGCACGGCGACCCTCGAGCCAGTCGAGCATGTGCGTCACAACCCTCATGAACAGCACCGTCAGGTCTCCAACCGTCGAATGGTCGGATCCGCGACGAGATGCCAGGCAAGCGCAGCGAGCACGCCGATCACGATCGGGCCGCCGAGCGGGTCACGGCCGAGATGAGCGACAGCGGCCGACAGTGTCGGCCGACCAGTGCGAGAAGCCCACGTGTCGGCAGCGACGATTGCCGCCGCGATCCCCGCTATCCCACAGGAGGCCGGCAACCAACGACGGCTGTCCACGGTCATGACCGTCTGATCTCCGGGTGCCCAGCGATGAGCTGTGTCAGCGTCGCGTCTAGACGGTCGTGCATCTCAGCGACATCGGCTTTGAGTTCGCGGCGTGTCTCGTCGATCGCTTTCTCCAGTCGGCCCATCCGTGTGTCGATCTCGGCCTGGCGGGCGACACGGTCGCGTTGCTCCGCCTCTCGGAGGGCTTCCTCCGCGGCCATGTGCACCCGCAGATCGGAGCGAGTTGCGCGCACCTCGGTGAGGACCGACCGGATCGTCGCGAGCACCGCAGCGGAGCACGCCGACAGCAGCGTGAGCACAGCACCGACGACTAGCGGATGGGACCAGAAATCCATGGTCAGTCGTTGACGTTGAGCGGAGGGAGATCCACGCCGAGTTTCGCTGCGAGCGGCAGCAGCTGGTCTTGGATCTCCTTCGCTGTGAGAACGTTGCCGCGCAGACCCGATATGAGGACCCGTTCGACGTGCTCTTCGAGTTCGGCGAGCATCGTTTCGCGTTCTTTGGAGATGTGCTGATGAAGCTCAGCGAATTTCACCTCGAAGTAGTCTTGTGACGGCATGCTGTCTTCCTCCTGTGGGGGGTTTTTCGCGGCGAGTAGTGACGGGAGCGGGTCGATCACGGCGCCGTTCACCCACAGTTCGAGGTGAGCGTGCGGACCGGTTGACGCGCCGGTCGATCCGACATAGGCGATGATGTCGCCCGCATTGACATCACCATGAGCGATCGCTGTGTGGGAATGGTGAAACGACTTGAACAAGCCTCGGCCGTCTTTAGCGTCCACCCACGCCCACCATCCAGCCCCTTGCGGTTCGTATCCTGTGGTCACCTTACCGGCGAAAGGCGCTCTGATCGGAGCGCCATAGATCGGTAACCGGCTCGGGTCTGGTGACCCGAAATCGACGCCTCGGTGCATGCGTCCCCAGCGCATCCCGAACGGAGAAGTGACGATCACCCAGTCCGGCAACGGGAACACATCGAGCTGCACCATCGGGACCTCTTTCCGCTATGAATCGTGGCTTTTGCGCCATCTTGATCCTCGCACAATCCGCCGAGTTGTTGGTGGAGGATCGAATTCGACATGAGCTGGACCGTCGTCCGCTATGACGAAATCAGTCAGATCTTCGACCGAGTTCGCGCCTCCCGTCCCGGAGGCGTTGTGGATGATGTAGACGCCATGCTCCGGCCTGATAGGGCACGTCACGAGACTGGTTCGGACACGCAGAGGATGGGTTTCCTCGCCGCCGTAGTTGACGTGTTCATCGAGGTCGTAGATCAACAGTTCCGGGATCCACACCCACACGTAGTCTCCGGCATGTAGGTCCCGCATAAGCGAGTGGGCGTCAACGTCGAAGGCCATGCGATCACGACGCCGGTAGTTGTTGTTCACCACGTCATCGATGTTGATGTTACGGAGTTCCTCGTTTTTGTGTCCGAGCAGAATTGACGTGGTATCGGCGTTGACACCACCGAAGTCGCGCGTCAACCGGTCTGCGTTGAGATACGACTTCGACCAGGTGTCGGACCAGGCGTCCCCGGCTGCACAAAACGTGGACCAGTCGAACTCGACGCTGCCGGTCACGCGATAGCCGATGAGGTCACCATCAGCTCCGACGGTTCCTTGCGACACGAAGATCACGCGAGGGTTTTGGACGAACGCGTAGCTGTTGCCGCTGTCTGCCGGCGCGAACCGCAGCTCACCGGTAGGGGTGCACCGGTATTCGGTGCGGGTCGATGTGAGCCGAATCACCTTGTTGATGCGGTCCCGTGTCGGGTCGGCGTCGGAGATCGGTTGCGGACTCGATACGGACCCGAGACTGTTGGTCGACAATCCCGACGACGACCAACTGAGCCCATTCAGTCTGTTGTTCGTGGATAGCGTCGTGAGATATGCACTCAAGGTCGATGTCCAGTTCGCGACACCGTCCGCATGCAATCCGGGGCCTTTGCTTGGGGAGTCGTCGTCACCGATCCACGCCAGGATGGACGGGCCTGAGACGGTCCACGGCTGGTCACCGAGCTCGAAGCGGAACTTTGCGACACGACCGGAGAACAGGGCTTGGCTGAGCACTGTTGCGCGGGATGCACCAGGGTCGAGACGGTGCGGGGTGATGCAGATCGTGTCCCGCAGCCAGTTCCGTGTCGGCCCGCCTTCTGTCGCGGGTACGGTCGTCGGAGCCGCGCCGAGGATCCGCTGCGACCCCGGCGCGAATCGCACGGTGAACCCGCCGAGACCGGGGAACCCTTGGTCAGAGTCGAACACTTCGGTGAATGGCATCGGTCAGGATCCGATCATGATCGTCGATCCGCCCGCCGCGAAGTATTGGTCTCGGACGTCGGTTGCCTTGTTCGGCGTGGATGCACCGCTGCCACCGAGATTGCATCCCACCGCGCCACGCCACCGTTTCGCCGCCGCCGCCAGATATGCCTGTCCGGTGGTGAGAACACCGGTTGCCAACGCGTCCGCGGAGATGAGCAGGATCCGGTTGCCGTCGCTGTCGTTCGCGGTGCGGTAGCAGCCCTCATTTGACGGGAACGCGGTGGTGGCCGGCGCACCGTTGATCGCCATCCCGTAGCGTTCTGACCGGCCGCCAACGATCTGTGTCTCGCAGAGCAGGCTCCCGCGTCGCAACCGCAGATCGATCATCATGTCCCATACGAGCGCGTTCAGCGGGTGCTTGACCCGGACTACGAGCCGCCAGCGGAGTTCCTCCGGGTCGGCGCGCATCACCTTGATGCCGACGAGGTTGGTTTGCGGCCGCCATGTCGCACCGTCGTAGTAGCCGACCTCGAGGTCTTGTGGCGTGCCCCACGTTGATCCGCCTGACGCGGGGAACGTGACTTTCATCAGACAATTCGATGTGGCGGACGCCTCGATTTTGATCAAACCGTTGTCAGCGGACCACGACGACAGAGATGTGAGGATCGGGATTTGGTCGCCGACAACGATCTGGTTGCCGAGCCGTAATGTGGGTGACATGTCCCACCAGTTCGCCGGGTCGATCTGCCCTCTCGGGCGTGCATCGGCGAACACAGCGGCGGATTGCATCCAATGGACAGTGCCGCCGGGTCCAGTACGGGGGTAGTAGTAGACGATCGCGTTGGTTCCGACATCGAAATTCCGGCGCGTTGCTGGGACAGCATGCCAAGGTTGGGCTGTCACGGCGCCGGGTTTCCCGTCGCGGTCGGCGTGCGTCACGATCCACGAGCATCCCGGTGTTTGGGCGTGCGCTACGCGGCGAGCCCGCACCGCCATTTCCGCCCAAAACTGTTGATCCCACAGTCCGGGAGAGCGCTCGAATTGCACTTCGATGATCTCATAGAAACCGTCGAGGTGCGGTTCTTCGCTGCAGATCACCGGTTGGGTTGTGTCGACGAGCCCCGCGACCTGTTGGACAATCGCTCGGATCTCGTCTTGTGTCGCGCCGTGGGCGGTGCACCGCAACGTCAGCTCTGTCGCCGCGGACTGCTGCACTGCCCGCAACGCAAGACCAGCGGTGCGGCCGATCGTGAGGCTCATCCTCGCACCGCCTCGAGTTCGGCGAGGGCCCGCGCGATCTCTCTGCCGTTGATCTCGACGCTCACATGCACCGGCTGCGGCGCGACTGGCTGACCTGACGAGGGTGGCAGCGGCACGACCGTCCCGGAGACGTCCGGGACGAACAGCTCTTTGCCGCGTTCGCCGACCACGTAGGGTTGGCCGGCAGTGACCGGACCACCCGATGCACGACCGGGCAGCACACTGACCAGCCCGGCCATGAACGACGCCGCAACCCCGCCTGACACGCCGCCGCGGACGAGCGCCTGGATGATCTCGTCAGCGTGGCCACGGATGAAGATGTCGATCTCACGGACGGTCGGCATCGACATCAGCTCGCCGATCAGCGCTTCCAGGTTCTTCCGGAGCGGTGAGTCCGGAGCGAGCGTCGACGCGACTTGCATCAACGCGAACGCGTGAAGCCGGGCTTTCTGCTCACCGTCGAGCGTCGCCCAGTTCAGGCCCTGCTGCGCCGCGGCGTTCTTCGCTAGCAGTTCGGCTTTCCGCTCATAGACGTCCATCAACGACTGCTCTGCTTGCGCGGCGCGCAACGGATCTCCGCTCGCGTATGCCTCATTGAGACTGCGTTGCGCTTCGAGCACCTCCAGCTCTGTTTTGCGTAGCTCCCGTTGCAGCTCATGATGCGACAACGCTTGGCCGTACAGCTCGTCTTTCGCGCGTTTCAGTTCATCTACAGCTCGAGTCTGCTCCCGGTATGCCGCGACGGCATCGTCGAGCGCTTTCTGCTCATCGAGTTGCGCCTGTGTGAGATTCCCTGTTGCTTCTGCGGCGTCGCTGGTCGCCCGCTGGGAGTCCCGGACCGCCGTCAAATAATCATCGAACCCAGCTTCGACATCGGACACCGACACCCCAGCGGACACGAGCTGAGCTTTCAGCGCTTCGAACGCTGCTTTCGCTTGTGTCGGGTCCTGTTTGAACAGTTCTTTGAGCGCTTGGTCGACCGCTTCGATCTGCTGTTGCGCTTCTTCGATCCGGTTCTTGTTGAAGATCACATCCAACGCAGTGCCTGACCCGCCGCTGGTGAACCATGCTTTCCAGTCCGCTCCGACATCACGGAACGCGACCTTCAATTTGTCGAAATCCTCTGCGAGGACACCCATCCGGTTGCCCGCTGCGAGCTCTTTCAGCGACAAAGACAACCGGTCGGCGTCATCAGCCATCTTCCCGAATCGTCCCTCCCAGAATCGCTTTGCGAGCTGATCGAAAGCGATACCGGCGGCGGTGATTCCAGCGGCGGCGAGGCCGAGCTTGCCGACAGTGCCAGCAAACGTCGACAGGCCGCCGTGGTTCGCGATGAACGCTTTGACCGCGCCAGTCGCGGTCGAGAAGGTTTGGTGCATCCGCATCACCTGACCAATCACGGTTGAGGTGACGCCCGCGACCGTGAGACCGACACCGGCGTACGCGGTCAGCTCCCCGACCATGCGTTGCGTTCCCGAGCCCAGCTCGGTGAAGCGGTCCGCCCCCCATCGCACCACACCGAACAGCGATTGGAACGCCGACAGAGCACCTTGTCCGGCTTCTTCGGAGGTGTCGTGCAACCGGTTCTTCAGGATCGCGAGCTGACCGGACAGCGATTGCGGGTTCTGCGCGAACCCTTTGACCGACTCGTTCAATTTGTCGGTCACCGCACGGAACCGGTCTTGCGCATAGGTCGTGCGATCAATGACCCCGACGAGTCCTTCGAGGCCTTTGGTTTTGCCGTTCACGGCCATCGCGACACGTTTCGCCGCGTCCGCGTAGTCGATACCGAACCGCCTAGCGAGATCAACAACGAGCGGTGTCAACGTGAGGATCTGATCTTTTGTCAAACCCATCGCACCGAGATTGGCTTGGATGCCGAGCACCGCTTCGTCACTCGCGACGGTGATCTTCTGGATCGCTTTCGCTTGGTCCTCGAATGCTCGGCTGGTGGCGCCCGCTAGTTGCGGTGAATTCTTCAGCGTGTTGTTGAGCTTCGCGAGCGCGAGATTGTGTTCCTCCGCTGCATTTGTCCACCGCATCGCCCCAGCGATGAGCACACCACCCGCGGCCATCATTGACAAACCCGCTGCGGAGAACTTCGACGCCAACTGGGCTGTGGACGCTTCGGCCTTCCCGAGGTCCTTCGCAGCTGATTCACCAACTTTGCGGAACGCTGAGACCGCTTTGTCGGGGTTCGCGTTGATGATGATGTCGAGTTTCTCAGCGATCGACATTCATCACCCCTTGCGGTAGGTCACAAGCGATCGAAGATCACCGACAGTTTGGCGCATTGTCGTTTCTCTCGGCCAGCACCAAGGCGGGCGCATCAGTTGACGCACGAACCAGTCTATGCCGAGGTATTTGCGTCTATCCGGGATCCGCGCCGGCCAGATCACGAATCCTGGCCGGCGTCGATAGGGTCCGCTTGGTAGGTCTCCAAACCGGCCGCGTACTCCATTGCCGTGATCTTCGATACAGCGTCTATGGCTTCTTCGGGTTGCATGTCGCGCCGATGAACGAGCACGGCCTGCAGGACAGCACGGACGTGGATCGGGTCGTTGTAGATGTCGAGGTCCACGAACCCAGCGCCGCAGGTCCGTTTGATCGTCGCATATTCGGCGAGTGTCAGATCGTCTTCGGAGATCTCGAGGTCGAGCGAGGGGATCGTGAGCCGCCACCGCATCCCGATGTCTGCTGCGGTGATGCGTCGCCCGATCGCGGTGGCGATATCCGCGAGGTGATCGTCGACCCGGCCAATGGTGATGTGCTGGATGATCTGGTCGGCGTCCATCGTCCTCCTATCGGAACGCTGAGATCAGGGCCCGGCGCTGCGCGGCTCGGATCACAGCGGGGATTTCCCGTCGGATCATGGTCATCGTTGGGGTCACGAACGGTCGAGCTGGTGCACCGGGATGCTGTACCCATCGGCGAGGCCCCCACGGGGTGCGCAGCACAGCGTTGGAGCGTGACCCGCTTGTCATGCCAGCTGCACCACTGACAGCAGCGCCGGTGAGCGCGGACACCACGGCGATCCCTCGTCGGGCTTGTCGTGCACGTCGTGGAAGGATCACGTGGGGTTTTGTGCCCCGATCGATCCACCAGTACGGGCCGCGTGCTCTCACACGCGCGGTCGGGTTGGCGACACCGAGGATGTCGAACCCGACACCCCATTTCGTTTTGCGGTGGCGTGGCAGTGGTGCACCCGGCCGCAGTCCCACCGCAGCCGCGCCCGCCAGCATGGTCTGTTTCGCTGTCAGCGCCGCTTGCGCGACAGCAGCCCTGTTCGCGCCGTGGAGTTCCGTGCCGGCGCGGTAGCACTTCGCGGCGAGCTGCGTCGACGACACTGACCCCATCGTCGATCAGGAGGTGGCTCGGGCCACTGGTCCGGTCAGCTGCCATTGCAGCGACGCCGACCCGACCTCGCCGACTTTCCCAGCAATCGGTGTGTATTTGCTGATGACGACGTAGCCCGTGTATTTCGGGTTGTTCGCCGAGACCGCGGCCTGGTCGATCCGCACCTCGAACGGCACGACAGTCCCGAACAGCGGCCACAGGGCGGCGTCGAGCTGTGACGCCGCCCAGTCGTTATGCACCTCGACGGTCAACTTGCCGGTCTTGAGACCAGCGAGGAACTCGCGCCAACCGTTCGACGACATGTCCGTGTCGTCTTGCACGTCGGCTTCGAGCTCGAGCTGGATTGACTGTGCCCATTGGTGCAGGTTTGTCGCACCATTGATCTGGCAATACGCGGCAGTCACAACTCGTGTTGCCATGTGGCTACTCCTTTGTCATTGGATCCCGGCCAAAACAGCGAACGTGAAACTTGGTGATGTCCCTGAGATCGACCAGCTGACACGCCAATAATTGTCGCTGATCGCACCGGCAGTTGCCGCCATTTCGTAACCGGTCGCCGTGAACGGCGAGAACATGACACGGTCTGTCGGTGACGAGAACCCGGCGTTGTCGTCGGATTGGACCTTCACCGAGAGCGACGGTGACGTGCCCGACGCAGCGAAACAGAACAGCGCGGCATGGATCTTCTGTCCTGTCGATACGCTGCCGAGCTGCTGACCGGAGCTGTTGCCCGACGCGGTCGCTGTCGCCTTCGGCAGCAATACTGATCCGCGGACGACGCCCTCGGGGGCAGAGGTCGTCAGCTCTGTCTCGAGCATCGCCATCTCACCGAGTTTCGCCGGCAAACCCGCTTTGTGCTCGAGGCCCCTGGCGATATATGCGGCTGACCCGGCCTGCCCGGTCACTGAGACACCGAGCAGGACGTTCGAGGCGATTAGCGATGACGCCACCGCCTCGAACAGGGCGGGATCGAAGAAGCCTTTCACCGCGGCCGTCGCTCGTCGCAGGCCGGGCTTGAACTCGCGCCAGCCGCCCGACGCGAATGACGTCGCGTCGACAACATCGATTTCGGCGGACACCGAGAATTCGTTGACGTTGGACTGCAGGTCGTACTGGTTCAACCAGATCGTGCAGTCAGTCATGACCGGCATCAGTCATACCTCCGCAGTCCGATCCGCCGGGGCGCTGCCTTGGCGCGCCTGGTCGATGTCGACGGCGACACAGCCGCAGTCGCTGCTGCATACGTGCCCGGTGAGTTTCTCGGTGCGGTCTGTTCGCCGCGGCTCGTTCTTCGGTCGCTTCGCCATCAACCTCTCCTAGCGAGGACTCGCACCGTGAACACGCCACCCCACCGGCCGTATTCCATGTATTCCTCCGCTCCAAGCTCGCGGAATGACAGCACAGCGGCGTCTTCGACAACACCGCCGAGAGTGCGGTCCTGTTCAACGGCTTTGAACACGCTGTTCGCTCCGAACGCACGAGCGAATTGTGCCAGATCATCCACGGCGACATCGGTCAATTGGGCGCCGACAAAGAGGAGAACCTCGAAATCGAGCTGCCCCCACAACCCAACTGGCTGTGTGCCCATCGCGCCGCGATAGGTGAGCTGCGGGATCCGCACGATCGCGACCGGGAACAGGTCTTGTGATGGTGAGTGCGTCACCGCCAGATTCGGGATTGACCTGAGCCGGGATTTCAACGCGTCGCGGATCGTGTCGATGTCAGCCATTCAGGCAAACCCCCCGATCCCTGAGCCCGAAGCGACACAGAACCCGCGGAGGAGACCAGTGACCCGGCGGGTGATCTCCGGTGAGACACGCACCCCGCCGAACTCGCTGACACCGAGCACACCAAACGGCGCTTCACGCAATTTCACGAGATCGGCGGCGATGATCTCGCATGCGGTGCGAACCGCCTCAGGGACAGATGACCAGCCGACCTTCCCGGTGACGGTCATGGCTGGATGTCGGCCTCTGCGCCGAATCGGTTTCGTGCCGAGGGCCCGCAGCGCGACGGCCGGCCAGCCTGTGATCGCTGACCGGACCGCGTTGAGCGGCAACGCGACGTAGTCCGTGCCGACCGTCCAGGTTGTTTCCGCAGTTCCGTCGTCGTCGTCGTCGGTCGCTACCGAGGTGATCTCCCACATCGGCAACGGCAGTGTCACGACCTGGAATCCGCAGTCGAGCATCCGGTCCGGCCACACCTTGAACGAGGACACAGCGCTGTCCTTGTAGAACACTTGGCCGGTGTAGGTGTCGATCGACCGAGACGCGGTCGTGATCGCCGACTCGAGCTCTTCGCTGTAGCGGTCGTCGCCACCGGTCGATGACAGGCGACGCGACAGTCGGTCCTCGGTCGTGTACCCGCGGTCAACAGTCATTCGTCACTGGTGCGTTTCACGGTTGGTCGCCGAGTCGCTTTGCGTCGCGGACCGGGCGGTTCCGTCTCGATCGGCGGCGCGACATCGGACGGGAGTTCTTCCTGTGCGCGTTCGGCATAGCCGGCCGCAATGAGGTCGACGGCCTCATGATCGGGCACGTCGAGCACGCCACCGACATCGGGCCACTCCACGCCGTTTCGTGTACCGCCGATTTTGCGGAGCATACGCACTCGCATCGCTCGTCCTCTCAGCTAGGGGGTGGGGTTTGACCGCCGGGAGGACAGCGCGACGGTCAAACCCCACGATCACGGATCAGGCCTGCTGCAGGAGCTTGATCGCCGAGACGTTCTGCACACGCCCGTCGAACCGGCCGAACGCAAGGAAACCGACCTGGAGGAAATCGGCGTAGCGTTCGTCGAGCCGCAGCAGTTGGCCGCCCGACACGGACCGCACGACATAGCCGGCGGTGAAATCACCGAATGCGATCGTCTTCTTCCCGGTCGTGACGGTCGCGTCCATGAAGTTGTTGACCGTGTAGGGATGGCCATTGAACGTGTCCGGCGCGCCGGCCTGCACCGACGGCTGCCATAGAGGACGGCCCTGACCGTCGAGCAGTTTCCGCAGATACGCGAAGACCTGATCGTGGAACATGTATCGGCACCGGCCGCCGTTGCGGTACGCGAAGTCAACCGAATGCTCGAGGTCGATGATCTCGCCGTAGGTGATCGCGGTCGCCGATGCGGTGGTCTTGCCGACCGTCGCTCCGGTGACGAATCCCTGCGGCTGCGACGTGCCGGTCCCGACCGTCAGATGCTCATTGAGTGCCCGGCCGATCCGCTCACCAAGCTTGCGTGCGAGGAACGCTTCGACATCGAACGCGGAGTCCTGCATCAGTGACAGCGAGACACGCACCAGCTTTGAGGTGTAGATGTACGCGGCCAACGTCAACCCACCGAACGTGAGATCCTGTTCGGTGACCTGAGCGTTCTCCGCGAGGATCGCGCCCTTGTTGGCGGTGTCGTCGTTGCTCGGCCACTGCAGATCAGCACCTGTCGTGGTCTCGACACGTTCCGCGACAGATGCCACCGACGCGTAGTAGGCGAGCGCCTCGGTGATCTTCTCCCAGAACTCCTTGGGGACCGTGTAGCCGCCGGCGGCACCGGTGCTGGTGCCGAGAGCTCGCAGCTCCGGTGCCGGCACCATCGCAGAGGCGAGCAGCTGCCGCTGCGCGACGCTCAGACCGTCTCGCCCGAACCGCACAAACGCGGAGAACGCGTCCCGATACTCCCGGTCGGGGTCGGGTTGGTCTGTGGGTCCGCCTCGCACCTCGAGGTCGTCGGCCGGGTCGATCTCTCCGAGTTCGGTTGCTCGCTGTTCGCGTTCGATGTCGGCGTTGAGACGTTCGATCTCAGCGTCGGCCCGATCGAACTTCTGGCGCAGCTCATCGGTCCAACCGTCGCTGTCGGGATCCGCGTCGCGATTCCGGGCCACTTCGTCGGTGACCTCTTGCATCTGCGCCCACACGTTGGCGCGGCGGCGCTTCAAGCGCTGAACGTCGAGATGGGACATGTCATGACTCCTGTGACAATCGTGCGGCGTGTTCACGTGCGCGCACCTGGCGGAGCGCGTCGCGTGGGTCACGCGGTCGCTTTCTTTGCTGGATGCCGCCGGTTTCATCCGGCTGGCTGCCGTCGTGCCGCGTGGTCTCAGCCGGCGCGGGCACAGCCGGGGTGGTCTCAGCCGGCCCCAGCAGATCAGTGGGCTCGCCCGAAGCGAGCCGGCGTAGCATCGCGTCGCGCTGCTGCACAGAAATCCCTAGTGTCTCGCAGAGGGATTCGAACGCAGCGCCACGCAGCGCAGCGTCGGTTTCCTCGTATGCGGGGAAGGTAACGACGGCGACATCCCATAGACGGACCTCGGTCAATCTGATCATGGGTTTGCCGTCGGCGGCTTCGGTGCGCTCGAACCCGATGATGTCGAACGCGAACGACATCTGCGAAATGTCGCCACGTTCGAGGAGTGTCGCCAAATCACGGGCGTAGGAGACGGGCGCGAGTTCTGCTGATACAGCAAGACCGATGTCGTCCTCGGACAGCCGGAGTGTGCCGGCGCGGTTACGTGCCAACAGCAGGTTCGGGTCGTGGTTAACTAACAGTCGGATGTCGTTCTCGGCGATCGTTTTGCGGAAAGCTCCGGGAGCGATCTCCTCCCAGAACCCGAAGTCTTTGCTGCCGATCCAGGTGCGCCGGTTGAAGACCGCGGCGTGGCCACGGAAACCAAGTGAATCTGTGTTGCGACTAATACCGCTCCGATCAAGATCAGACCGGAGTCGTGCACGACCGAGCGAGTCGACCGGGTGACGGCACCCGCCGAGATCGACGCTTCGTTCAAGCAGCTTAGGCATCCGGTTGCTCCTGGACGGTTTGGTCTAATGCTACATCAGCGATGTCGGGTTTCAGGTAATAGTCGAGCCCGTCGACCGGCTCGAGGTTCTCTAACTGGCGTGCCTCATTCGGTGAGAGCACACCGGATTTGATGAGCAGTGCATACACAGAGCTGCGGGTCCGCGAATCGCCACGCAACAATCCATCTAGTGAATATTCGGCGTATTCGTCGGGGCCGACGAGTTCTTTGGTGCAGCGTTGCTCGAAGCGAGTGAGCCATGCCCGCAGGTTTGTTGTGACCCACCCGATGAACTGCTGCTCTATGCCGCTGCCCCATGATGTTGATTTCTCGACGAGGCCGAGCATGTGCGGTGGGATGCCGAGCAGCGTGCAGATGTCCTGTTTGGAGAACGCTCGTGATTCCAGTAGCTGCGCGTCTGCTGGTGGGATGGTCACCGGGAGAAACGACGATTTAGCATCGATCACAGCGATCTCGTGGGCGTTCTCGACGCCACTGACGCGTTCCCGCCACGCGCGTTTGATCTGCGCGGCTTCATCCGCGGTGAGTTCCCGATCGACTGAGAGGACGCCACGCAGCATCGAGCCCTGTGAGAAGAACCGGGCGACGTATTCCTCGGCGGACAGCGCGGAGGACAGCGACTGGCGCACGAGCCGCACCGGTGACACACCGAACATCCCATCGAGGCTCAGGCCGGGCACATGGAAGATGTCGTCGGAGCTGAGCTTGCGTTCGGCCTTCGTTTTCGTGTCTCGCACGAAGAACGCCTTGCCGTCATCAGCGAAACCGGGGTCGACTTCGCAGCGGACGTTCGACGGGTGAATCGGCCACAGCTGCATGGTCGCACCAGCCTGATTCTTCACCTTTCTGGCGAAGAAGTTGCCCCACCCGATCGCGTGCGCGTATGCGGTCTCGAAGAACTCGAAGCGTGTTTGCGCGGGATTCGGCTCGTTGATCACGGACCACCGGTCCACTCGTTGGCGTGTTCCCCGGCGGTAGATCTTGAGCGGAAGTGACGCTGACGTTGCCGACATCAGCGCAATTCCACGGTAGTAGGTGATCAGCCCAAACGCGGATTCCTCGGTTGCCACTGGCGTGCCATCCACAGCCGATCCCGCAGTGAACGCGTCGTAACTGAGCGGCATCGCCGGGTTTTCCAGCGACCGCCTGCTGCTGAACAGGAAGCGCAGCACAGTCACCGGCGCACCTCGAGCTCAAACGCTTTCACCATGAGGAACACACCGGCCGCGATCAACGCGACCGGTATTAACCACATCGCTAAACCGGCGACAACGAGCGCTGCGCCAACCGTTTCGAGGACCGTGCTTTTCGTCAAAAGACGTGCACCTCCCGGCGACGGACGCTGCGTGTCTGCTCGGCCTCAGCGACACCGATGATGAGCCCGACACCGCCGTCGATCCGCATCATTTCCTCGTGCCCTCGGCGGCGCGCTACTGCCTGCGGGTCGATCGGTTTCACCGGCACCGGTCCCCATGTCGTCTGTTTCGCAGCCATGTTGAGCACATGTGACGTTAGCACTTGGTCTCCTGAATGCGTGAGAGACCCCTCGCGCAATGCTGCCAGAAACCGATCCGTCGCGGCTGCCATTCGTTTCAGCACCCGCGTGTCGAACTCCAGCACACGCGGCTCTCCCTGCGCGTCGGCACCGTACAACTCCGACCAGTCCTCGATGTCGGTTTGCCAGCCCCACGGGTCGCACACGAGGCGTCTCACGTTGAAACGGGCGAACATGTCAGCGACAGCGTCATGCACTTCTCGGCGCGGTACCCGCCACTCGAATCCGGCATGCTGTGGCCTGATCCAGGCGCGCAATAGCATCGCATGGCGAGGTTCGGCGACCGTGACAACACCGAGAACCGATGCGTCACGGTTCTGCGACCCGTCGAAAAACCCGACGACCTCGGCGCCTGGCTCGATACGACGCTCGGGGGCCGCCAGCTCCGCCCAACGATTCGGGTCGACCAGCCGGCCCTCAATGCGTTCCGGCAGATTGCACCACAGCCTTTTCCACATCTGCGGACTCGTTGACGGGCGATGCCATGTCGCGACGACGCCCTCCACGTCCGTGAATTCGATGTACGGGCCACGCGCCTCTATCAGCGCTGCCCGCCGCCCTTCATCAGTCGTGAAATCCGAATCAGGTGACGCCTGCCGGTGGAAGAACGAGAACGCCGGATCTTCAACCGCTCCCGACGCGATCTCCGCGGCGTGCGCAAAAGCGTCTTCCGCGACCGATCCCTCACCCGGACCGAACATGGTCGTCGTCGACAGCGACCAACCGTCGCCGACGCCCTTGACAACATTCTGGGTCATCGTCTCCACCGCCTCCCGCAGACGAGGCGTCACAAACCGGTGCGTCTCATCGAAATGCTGGAAAGTCGTGCGCGCACCATCACGAGCATTCGGCGACCCCGAAAGCGGTTTTATCGACCCGCGACCGTCACGCCGCTTCGTTTCCTGAAGGCCAGGATCGAAATCCGCCGCCGCGGCGCACCGATCTTCCGTCAAGATCGCGTACACCGCGCCATACGCGAGGTCCTCCGTCTGTTCCTCGGTGTAGGCGATCATCGGGATGTACGGGTCCCGCAACGGTCGACCAACCGGCTCCCACACACCGCCACGTTTCCGCCATCCATCGCACCGCACAGGCGCCTCCGGGTGCGCCTCGGTGATCGCTACAAACGCCGCAAGCTCCGTTTTCGCGGTCCCTTTCGGGAGCGACAAATGGCAATCCCGGAACCGGCGGCGACCAGCCAATGGATGGCCCCGCGGGTACACCTCATACCAGCGGCACAACAACCAGATCTGCTCGTCGAGCAGCTGAATGTCGTCCCCGCGTTTCTCGCCAGGCCCGTGCACGAGCATCGCCTCGATGAACTCCGCGACCTGCAACCCGAGCGTCGGCCACCGCTCGCCGGGCTCGTCACCAGGCACCTGGAGGATCACGACGCCGGCCCCGACGGCACCGCAGTCAACCGCCGAACACGACGGTGACCAGCGGCCTCGTCCCGCTCCTTCAAGTTCCAACGCAGCGACAGCATGTCCCGAGGTGTCGCACCGAACGATTGCTCATTCAACCTGATCTCAGCCAACAGGGACGTGCTCGGCGACCGATGAAACTGGTCCACGAGACGGGCCAGCATCAGCAGACGCTGCCAGCCGGTCCTCGTGATCCGCCGAGCCTGCGGCGACTCTCGCCACGACTCGAACCACTCGCGGGTTTCGTCACGGAACACCACCGACCGTTTCCCGTCGCGGTACCCGCGCGGCAGCTCAGGTGGATCGAACGCCTCCAGTTCGAGTTCGATCCATTCGCCACGGTGGTTCTTTCGCTGATTGATCGAGTTCGGATTTGGAGCGAACCCTCGTCCGGCCATCCAGACCTCCCAGAGTCATGCGCACAAAATTGTGCCTGCGGCGGGGTGCTGGCGGGTGATTTCGCTCAGAGTTTTTTCGTCGGTGCAGGTCGACCAGATAGGGACTGCATTCGAGCGTCGCGAGCGTCGCGAGCGTTGTACCAGGGTTTTTGTCGCGACGCTTCGGTGGTTCCGCGACGCTCGGAGCGTCGCGAGCGTCGCGGAAGCGTCGCGACCGGTGAACGCGAAACCGCAGGTCACTGGCGTGCGCTAACGCTCTAACGCTCGCGACGCTTCGATGCGGTATCTGTCTGGTTCGGTTTGACGGTGACTAACCGCAGCGCGCAGAGGTGGGCGCAGCGGTCGGTGCGGGCCGGGCAGTCACACCACCATCCGCGAGTCGGGTCGTAGCCGAGGTGGTAGTGGTCGCCGTCGCCTCGGCACCACGCGTCGATGTGCCGCCGGCCACGGTCAACCGCCAGGACGATGAGTCGTCCTTCGGTGAGGTAGCGGCGCGCTTTCGTTTCCGCGTTGTCACGGGGCATTGGGATCG